TCAAGGAAATGATGGTGCTAATGTACCTGGGGACGGTTCAGGTGGTGGTGGTGGAGCAACTGCTGCTGGAGGAACATCGCGTCCAGATAGTGGTGGTGGTACTGCTGGTGGTGCAGGAGCACCAAATACAATTTTAGGACCAGATAGTTCATACGCTGGCGGTGGTGGTGGCGGTGGTGGTGGAGACACTTGTAGGTCAAACAACCCAGGAGCTGGTGGAGCTGGTGGTGGTGGTGCTGGAGGTCAAGGAGCAACTAACCCTGCCGTAGGTACAGCTGGAACAGCTAACACTGGAGGTGGTGGAGGTGGTGGAGGAGCTAAATCTCCTGCTAACCCAGGACCAGGTGGTAAAGCAGGTGGAGCTGGTGGTTCAGGAATAGTTGTTGTAAGAGGACCAAGTGCAGTTACTTTTGCTGGATCTCCTTGTGCAGCAACAACATTATCTACTCATCCAGGTGGTGATAAAATAGCTAAATTTACAGCTGATGCCACATTAACTATTTCTTAATTGATCTAGATCAATTCTTTTTATTCTACTTTACATTACTATATATTTAAATTATAACTTGATATAAGAAAGTTTATGAATTTAACTAATTATTATTGGTATTTTAAATCAGCAATTCCTGAAAGAATTTGTGATGATATTGTTCGTTACGGAAAACAACTACAAGATCAAATGGCCGTGACAGGTGGTTATGAAAGAAACAATAAACCATTAAATCAAAAACAGATTAAAGATTTAAAAAAGAAAAGAGATTCTGATGTGGTGTGGATGAGTGATAGATGGATATATAAAGAAATACAACCATATGTTAATAAAGCAAATCAAAGCGCTGGCTGGAATTTTCAATGGGATTTTTCTGAGTCTTGTCAATTTACTAAATATGAAAAAGGCCAATTTTATGATTGGCATTGTGATAGTTGGGATAGACCATATCAAAGACAAGAACCAAATGATCCGTCACACGGCAAAATAAGAAAGTTATCTGTTACTGTAACATTATCAGATCCAAAAGATTATAAAGGTGGTGAATTAGAATTTGATTTTAGAAATCTAGATCCTGATAAACCTAGAAAACCTGTAAAGTGTAAAGAAATATTACCTAAAGGATCTTTAGTAGTATTTCCTGGTTTTGTTTGGCATAGAGTACGTCCAGTTAAAAAAGGATCTAGATATAGTTTGGTTATTTGGAATTTAGGGTGGCCTTATAAATGAAAATCATGAAAAATTTTTTAAGTGAAGATAATTTTAAAGCCATTGAACAGGTTATATACAATCCCGTAAGCGATTTTTGCTGGTTTTTATCCCAAGGAATACACCATATGCATGATGGTTTTTCTCAAATGACACATACTTTTTATCAAAAAGAATTAAACCCTAGTATTTGTTCAAATTATTATCACTTAATAGTTCCTATTTTAAAGATTTTAAATCCAAAAAAATTGTATCGAATAAGAGCTAATTTGTTATTTAAAACACATATGCCCATCGAACATGGTTATCATACAGACTATTCAGATTGCACAACTTCTATTTTATATATTAATACAAATAATGGTTATACAAAATTTAATAAATCTCAAGAGAAGACCATAAGTGAAAGAAATAAAATGATATCTTTTGATTCAAATTTAGAACACACGGGCTCAACTTGTACAGATCAACCCTATAGAATAGTTATAAATTTTAATTATGTTATATGAAGAAAAAAATTAAAAAAAATTTTGATACAATATCATGTGGAAGTGCTAAAACATTTCCTAAAATTTTAGAACGAGAAGATCTTTTTAAATGCCCTATATGGTTTGCAGATGAACCAAAATTTGTAAATGATTTAAATAAAGCGTCTGATCCTTATATAAAAATAGCAAAGAAAAATTTAAAAAAAAGCATAGATAAAAGAAATAAAGAACTTGGAAATAAAGGAGATATGGGTAATGTTTTTCATTCTACCTCGTTAATAGGAGAAACTGATTTTTTAGAATTACAAAATTATATAGGTGCTACTTCACATAACTTATTACTAGAAATGGGTTTTGATTTAACTGATTATCAAGTATTTACTACAGAAATGTGGGTACAAGAATTTGCTAAAGATGGAGGAGGTCATCATACATTACACACTCATTGGAATGGGCATATATCTGGTTTTTATTTTTTAAAATGTAGCAATATTACATCAAGACCACTATTTGTAGATCCGAGAGCAGGAAATATGATGAATTTATTACCAGAAAAAGACATGACAAAAGTAACTTATGCAAGTCATCAAATTAATTATGATGTAAAACCAGGTAGACTAATGTTTTTTCCATCTTACATGCCTCATCAATATGTGGTAGATCTAGGTTATGAACCATTTAGATTTATACACTGGAACTGCCAAGCTATACCGAAGGGTGTTTTAAATGTCAAAAGTTAATGAAGATATGAAAAAGGCAGTAGTTAAAACCATATTAGAAACTAATACATTAAAAAATAAACCAAATTTTATAGATAGTTTTATAAAATCTAAAATGCAACTGAAAGGAAAAAATGTCATTAAAAAAATCGGCGTTTCAAAAAAATAAATATAGTATATTAAGAGGAGCTATTACCAAAGAAATAGCAGATTTTGCTTTTGCTTATTTTTTAAATAAAAGACAAGTTGCAGGATTTTTATTTGATCAAAAATATATGTCACCATTTACGGAGTATTGGGGTGTATGGAATGATCAACAAGTACCAAACACTTATTCACATTATGGTGATATAGTTATGGAAACTTTATTATTAAAAGTAAAACCTGTCATGGAAAAACATACAGGATTAAAATTATCTCCTACTTATTCTTATGCTAGAATATATAAAAAAGGAGATGTACTTGCTAGACATAAGGACAGATATTCATGTGAAATATCTACTACCTTAAACTTAGGGGGAGATGAATGGCCTATTTATTTAGACCCAACTACAAAAACAGGGCAAGCTGGTATTAAAGTAGTTCTAAAACCAGGAGATATGTTAATATATTCTGGCTGTGAGCTAGAACATTGGAGAGAAGAGTTCACTGGTAAGGACTGTGCACAAGTATTTCTACATTATAACAAAGCATCTTCTAAAACAGCAAAAGAAAATCTATACGATAAAAGACCATTTTTAGGGTTGCCTGCTTGGTTTAAAGGCTTTAAATTACCTAAATAATATTGTATATAATAATATGGCGGGAGACTCCACCACAGTATCTCCTGCCTTATTATTAAGGGATTTTTTATGCTACAAAAATTAAGGTTTCAACCAGGATTCAACAAACAAGTTACAGCAACTGGTGGCGAAGGCCAATGGGTTTCAGGTGATTATGTAAGATTTAGATATGGTTCTCCTGAAAAAATAGGTGGCTGGGCACAGTTAGGGGACGTAACTTTAACTGGAAGAAATACAGCTTTACACCATTTTGTTAATGCATCTGGTATTAAATATGCAGCTTTAGGTACAAACAGAATGTTATATGTATATTCTGGAGGAGCTTTTTATGACATAACTCCTATTAAATCTACAGCAACATTAACAAATGCATTTACAACAACACAAAGCGATGCAACAGTTACAATTACATTTGCATCTGCTCACAATATTTCTAAATACGATATTGTTTATTTAGATAATTTTAGTTCTGCAACTAATTCAAATTTTGATTCTGATGATTTTGATGATAAAACTTTTATGGTTACTACTGTTCCAACTTCTACAACGATTACTATTGAAATGGGATCTGTTGAATCTGGATCAGGAGCTAGTCCTTCTGGTGGAGTAAGAGTTCAACATTATTATTCAATTGGCCCTGCCGTTGAGGCATCAGCCGCTGGTTGGGGATTAGGATTATGGGGTGGTACTGTAGCTGGAGAAGTTTTTGATACTTTGGATGGAGCATTAACTTCAGTTTCAACAAGTGTAGTACTTGATGATTCATCTGGTTTACCTGCTACAGGAACTGTAGTAATAGATAATGAAAGAATTGCTTATACAACAAACACTACTGGTTCTGGAACTTTATCAGGTTTAACTAGAGGATCAGATAACACGACAGCCGCGTCACACTCTGATGGAGCAACAGTAACTGATGCTTCTGAATATACTAAATGGGGTGCATCGCAAACAGGTGATATTATTACAGCTCCAGGACTTTGGTCCTTGGACAATTATGGAAATAAACTTATTGCAACTATCGTGGATAGTGCAACTTTCGAATGGGATTCAAATGCAACAGGTGCAACATCTACAAGAGCAACTATCGTTGCCAATGCACCAACAGCAGCAGTGCAAACTTTAGTATCTACACCAGATAGACACTTAGTATTTTTTGGAACAGAAACAACTATTGGTACAACATCTACTCAAGATGATATGTATATTAGATGGTCAGATCAAGAATCAATTGATGCAACAACTTCTTATGCACCTTCAGCAATTAATACCGCTGGTACACAGAGACTGGCCGACGGAACACGGATCGTTGGAGCGATAAGAGGTCGGGATGCAATCTATGTTTGGACTGATACATCTTTATTCATTATGAGGTTTGTTGGTTCACCTTTTACTTTCTCATTTCAACAAGTTGGTACAAACTGTGGATTAATTGGAAAACATGCAGCCGTTGAGGTTGATGGTTCTGCTTATTGGATGTCAGAGAATGGT